CAAGCCCCTAGCCATAAACCGCACACGATTGACAATGTTATCAACGGAAGTGCTACCAAAATGATCAAACAAATACAGCCTATCTGTTCCAAGTGTTCTATTAAACGCATCTTTTATATCCTCATCTGTTGCCTCACAATCGGGTAAGTGTAAGGGTTTGTTTGCTGCCAATGCCATCAATGATTTTGCTGTCTTCTTAACTGACTCCTCCAGGAACATCAGACCAATGTTATCTTCTGTCTTACTGAGGATCTGCCACACAATCTCACGCAAGAACTGAGACTTACCTAGTCCTGATCCTGCCGTTACTGTTACTAACTCACCTAGTCTGATACCGTAGGTTAGATCATTGATCCCTTCGTAGGGATACATCACCTCTGCCTTCTCCTCTGCCTGATTGACTAGATCCCACAGCGTAGAGCCTGAGACAATCCCATCGGGTACGTACTTCTCTGCATTCCACCATGTATCCACGAACTCCTTCGTCTTACTGGTAGACAAGTAGTCGCATGCATCCTTGAGATCCTTGGTAGGGTACTTGAAGATGTGCGCCTTAGCACCAAACAATTCTGCTACCTGGTTTGCTGCCTGGATTCCTGGATCATCATTGTCAAAACAGATTACAATCTTCTCGAAAGAATCCAAGTACTCATAACTGGCACGACAATCCTTGAGTGCTGCAGACGCACCGTTACGAACAGACACCACTGGGAATCGTGAGCCTGTCAACTGATAGACTGCCAAGGCATCGAACTCACCCTCCGTAATCGTAATAGCCCTGCCTCCTGGAGTGAACTTGCTCTGCCCGAACATGGTCGCACTCTTCCAGTCACCCTGTACGCTGAACTCCTTCGCAGTCATAGACCTAGTCTTTGCTGCTACAGTCTTTCCTGCTGCATCGCAATATGGAAAGTAGTAATTCTTACCGTCAGATCCTGCACCAAAGAAGTGCATCGTTGCCTTACTGATACCACGTTCTGCAACGTGTACTGCCTCTGTGTTTTTAAATACCTCTAGGACTTGCATAGAGCCTCGCTGTTGAGTTTGTTTATCTAGGTAGATACCTAGCCCTTCCATGTCTTCCATCGTCGCTCTAGGGGCTGCTATACGAGTGTGACACACATGGCAATACTGGTGACCATCATCGTATAAACTGTTAGCATCACTAGACCCACAATTATTACATGGTATATGCTTTAAGAAGTTGGACTCTACGCTACCCAAGGTAATTCCTCCTGACTTTCCTGCCTTTGCATTCGTAAGTGATAGCATGCATAGATATCATCCATCACCTTATCGACACCGTACAGTTGGATAAAGTCTACTGCATCCTGGATCATGAAGTGGTAGACCATCTCTTCATCGTGTTTATTGCAACTCATGGTATTCACCTTATTAGTTTAACTACTTAGATACTTATATAAAATACAATAATATATAAATCTACTTAAGACTACTTAGTATAACTACTTAGTAATAGTATAGCAGACATTGAGACTGTTGTCAATAACTTTCTTCATCGTAGTCTCCTTCTTCGTACTCATCGTCTTCATTCCCATCGTATAAATCATAGCGTACTTCACTAAGTAAGTCATCACTAACAGTTGAGTAGCACTTGTTACACATGTCTAAGTACTCACCAGTTGACACACTCTTGCGTGTAGACTCATAGTCATTTAGGTTTTTATCGCAGCAATGGCATCTCATAATATGGAATCTCCTAGTATTGTATACGCTTTAATGAATCGATTGTCTGTTAACTTCTTCTTAAATACTTTAATTGTCTGTATCCTTAGCGATCTGTCTAGAGATAAGAACTTCTCTGCCTCTTCCTTATAACTAAAGATACGGATAACGCTACCATCTGTCTCTAAAATCTTATATAACTTCATATCGTTCCCCTTGCTATGGCAATAAGCACATGTATTGTAAAGTATATTGCAGTGAATGTCAAGAGCCACCGTATAAACTTATCAAAATTATCTTGCTTCATTAGTCTCTCCCCACATAGTAAGCAACCACTAACCAAAGTATAACTACGCACCAGTATACACTCATTTATCATAGTCACCAGCAATAAACTGAGCCGTAGTAATACCCCTCTTCTTAGCCTCTTGAGTAATCCATACCGCCTCATCGTGATACTTTTGATACTTAGCCTCTACTGCAGGATCGACAGGCTCTACTGCCCTGCATTGTAGTTTGTTATTGCCTACCCTGTTAGCCTCATGAATCCCTGCTAGTGCCTTGTGTAAGTAACTCATTCTTTATATTCCTTCGCTTGTTGTATAAAAGTATTGACTGAATCCATCTCATCCTTAGTGAATACGCACCTATACTTGTTCTCTTTAGTCAAGAGTTCATCGGCATAAGTACGTGCCTCCTGGTAAGTATTAAACCCTTTACCGTCTACATAAAAATTAAATTCCATATACCCTCCGTTTATTCCACTCTAAAAAACCATTTAACGTATGCCCTGGGATTAGGGATCTGATTATCATACCATACACCATCAATCAATGCAAGCGCATGCCTTGATTTAATTACGTAGTACTTACCCGTAGGATATTGCTTAGCAAAATTCGCTAGTGACATCTTGATTTTTACGGGCATCTGCCAATTGTTTATTGCCTTCTCTGGTGAACCCTGTTTTAAGACGTTTAGAGCGGTCGTTATCATGCGTACGCTTGCGCCATTACCTCCTACCCTTCCATGATCTTTAAACGTCCTATAGACCTCATAATAGGGCTTGTTTAAGACTATGCTCATGGCATTAAGCGCACAATTATTACGATCGCTTAGGGTTATATCCGCTAATTGTTTAACGTATTGCATACTCATGCCCCTATGATTGCATTGTATAGTGATCTATGCCCTTCAATTGCGTAATAGTTTAGATCCTCCGCATTGCTTAGTATCATATCCGCTGCAGTCATTATCTTATTGATTTGATCGTATCCGATCCAATCGTACTTATCCAATAACCATAAATTGAAATGATCTAATACCTCAATTTTGCTGCATGTATTTAAGTACATGATTTAACCCCTTAAGTATTGTATAGATTTAGTTTTTTATTGCTAAGCTTATCTACAATGCGCTTATAAACATCCGCTTTAGATTTATAGTACTCATAATTATCATTACCAGGATTAAAATTATCCCATCTATTAGCTGCAGCATTAGCTAGAATTGCATCCGCTAAACTGTATCCACAATCCACTAGATCATAATTAGCTTTAAACCCGTTGATATTGTAATGCGCTATAAATCCACTAGCTAGATAGATATACTTATATCCCGTCCCGTTAAGCTTATGGATATCATCACAAGCTTTCACAATGTTATTGACGATCAAGCTTTTTTGCTTTTCTGTTATTGCTGGTATCATTTTAAACCCCTTATAAATTAGATTACGAAGCCGCTTAAATCTTTTATAGCTTTACCCTTAGCATACAGTGCAACAACATGCGCTAATGGCTCAACATGTCGCACGTCGCTATTGTCTCCGCCAATAACGGGCATACCCTTGAAAGTACTTGGAATATCCTTTTCGTACCTGAATACAGCGGCTAAGCGCATATTTTGACTAATAGCGATATCGTTATACTTTTGGAATGTAATTAAATTGCTATAGCTAAAAGTAAGATCGTAATTTTTAGGTAGATCTTTTCGATTAGCAATTTTTGTATAATCATAAAATTGTACATTAGGGAAACGTGCCATTAAGTTATCGTATACTTTCCCATCTGAATCCGTAAAGCTTACATTTTCCCATCTGATATCACTAGTACCATTAAGACGGATTAAAAGGGTTTGCTTAAGCTTATCCGCTTTACGTTGACCGCTCTCAATGTCTCTCACTAGGTTAAGCATAAAGCTTTGACGATTCTCAAAGAATGATTTTGTTTTTGCAATTCTAGCTTTTTGTATGCTGTTAAATGCTCCACGTCCTGCAGTATATAGGCATGCATTCTCACAATTAGCTAATTTTGCCATAGGGCAAACCTGATAACCTGAAATGTCACTAGGTGCTAGATATAGGATTCCCGTATAGAATCCAAGCTTTTCACCTTTTACCGTTTTTGCATTAGTGTTAAAACCTAGCAATGGTTTGCGTATAAATTTATCTGTTTTATATGACATTGTAAACCCCTTATAAATAGAATGATACTTGAATGACTACTGCAATTATAGCTGATACTGTAATACATGTGTTTAAAAGACTCTTCATTTTGTACCCCTTGTTTAGTGACTATGCCTCTACTATAACGGATATAAATTCAGAATGTCAACAACTATTTTATAGGTACTTTCCCTAGGTGTTGTTTTATTGCACAAGCTCATTGTCTCTATTGTATTGCATAACTATATAGGATTGTCAATAGATAAACAATACTTGAGTAATTCATAAGGTTATTGCCTAGTCTAACTTAATGCTGTCTAGTGTCAAGTACTGAATGCCTAGTGTCTGCCTAGTGCTACAGAATGGCTCTAGAGTGTGGTGTCACTACTCTCACACTCTGCAATTGACTGCCTAATTATTAAGCAATCAACTAATTAGATATGGGGGAGGGGAGGTAGTTGCTTTGTATTTAATTATGATGCCTCTCAAACACCTAAAAAGGAGAATTAAGACTGCCTAATAATTAAGCAAACTGCCTAATATTTAAGCAGATGTCCAGGTAGGAATATGTTCAATGTAATCAATAGCTTATAATAAAAGAAGTTAGCTACTGATGTCTATATTTAAAAGGAAGATAAAAGGGGACAGAGTCAGTGGCTTAGTTTAGCTGCGGAATACGCTCTAGCTCTGCTCACCAGACCCGCAGGAGTAGACACTGAGTAGTAAGATAAGTAAAATAAAGCTTGACAAATCCAAGAAGTTATGGTATAATAGTTGTACTAAGAAGAAGACTAAGAGCAAACTAGGTAAAAAACAAAAAGAACCAAAACTACTTAAGACTACTTAGTAAACTAATTAGTAGAAATTCATTTATTAATTGTTCTCTGCGTTAGCAGGTAAAGGATATATGTCTCAAGATGATGTGGTTATGTCTCCTGTTAAGGTGGATGTCTTAGAACCAGCACCTGCTCGTAGGAGAGGTCGTCCTCCTAAGTCACTTGTGCAGAGCAAGAAGAAAAGAAATAAGGTAGGTAGACCAGTAGGTGACGCAGGACGAATCCAAGAGTTTAAAGCTAGACTATTATCAACGAGTGGTACGAAAGTAATTGATACTGTACTGCGTAAAGCATTAGATGATGACGATAAAGATCAAGTAGCTTGCCTCAAGATGTGCATGGATAGATTATTACCCACATCATTATTTGAGAAAGATGCTAAAGGACAACGTAATGCAGTAACAATTAATATTACTGGATTAGGTGAAACTAAAGTAGAAGCAATAGAAGAGATTGATGCTGAGATTGTAGATTATCAAGAGGTAGATAATGAATCTTAGTTTTGAGTTACTACCTTGGCAGAAAGAAGTATTCCAAGATAAGACTAGATTTAAAGTTATTGTTGCTGGACGACGATGTGGTAAATCAAGATTATCTGCTGTAGCATTATTAGTAGAAGGACTACGTTGCCCACAAGGTTCTGCTGTAATGTATGTTGCTCCTACTCAAGGACAGGCTAGACAGATTATCTGGGATGTCCTGATGGATTTAGGAAGAGAAGTGATTCAGAGTAGCCATGTGAATAATATGGATATCACTTTGATTAATGGTGCTAAGATATATGTTCGAGGTGCTGATAGACCAGATACCCTTCGAGGGGTCAGCTTAACATACCTAGTACTAGACGAGGTAGCTGACATTAAACCTGATACTTGGGAGAAGGTCTTAAGAGCTGCTCTTTCAGATAAAAAAGGACATGCTCTCTTTATCGGTACTCCTAAAGGACGTAACTGGTTCTACGATATGTACAACCTTGGTGTCTCTGAAGAAGATGAAGAGTGGAAGGGTTGGCACTTTACTACCAAAGATAACCCACTGATTGATCCTAAAGAGATCGAGGGTGCAAGAAAAACATTAAGTAGCTTCTCATTCAAGCAAGAGTATGAAGCTTCTTTTGATAATGCAGGAACAGATTTATTCAAAGAACAATGGATTGAGTATGGTGAAGAACCAAGCGATGGGGTATACTACCTGGCAATCGACTTAGCGGGATTCACTAATACCAACTATTCAGAGTCTCGTAAGAAGAAGTTAGATGAATCTGCTATTGCTGTGGTTAAGGTAACAGATGACGGTGTTTGGTTTGTAAAGAAGATTGAGCATGGTCGCTGGGATGTTAAAGACTGCGCTGCAAGGATTCTAAAGAACATCAAGGAGTTTGAACCTGTGGGTGTAGGGATGGAGCGAGGCACAGTTAGAAACGCTGTGTTGCCTTATCTAAGCGATCTGATGAGGTCTAACAACACCTACGCTACCATTCAAGACTTAACGCATGGTGGTAAGAATAAAACAGAGCGTATAGTCTGGGCATTACAGGGACGCTTTGAACATGGTAAGGTAATCCTGAATGAGGATGAGGACTGGAGAGAGTTTGTAGATCAGCTCTTGATGTTCCCTACCAACCAAGTACACGATGACTTGATCGATGCTTTAAGCTACATTGATCAGCTTGCAGTAACAAGTTACTTCATGGATGACGGTGAAGATGAATATGAACCTATTGACTTTATAGCAGGATACTGAGGAAACTATGTACTACGAAAAAGAAAATGAATTTGTTCCTTTGAACTTTGATGAGCTTAGCTCTAATCCTGTTGTATGGGAAGTTATCAAAGAAGAGATGGGTTACCTTAGTGGTGACTGTTTAATGAAGATTATTACAGCAGCTAAGGAAGAAGGACTAGAAGATAGTCAAATCTTCCTACCACTAGTAGAAGTAACTGAGCTTGAGTTTGAAGATCCGTTTGAAACATCAATCGATGACACCACCAAGGAAGACTAAGCATGGCTGAGTTTAAAGAAGATAAACAAACTGATGCGGATAACGACTTAATTGCGTTTATCGTAGACCACTGCAATACATGGCGAGATCATCGTGATGTAAACTACCTAGACAAGTGGGAAGAGTATGAGCGTCTATTCCGTGGTATCTGGGATGCTATGGACAAGACGAGAGAGTCTGAGCGTAGTCGCTTAATCACTCCCGCACTGCAGCAAGCCATTGAGTCCAAGCAAGCAGAGATATCTGAAGCAGTCTTTGGTCGTGGTGAGTTCTTTGATATTGTAGATGACCGTCAAGATCCTAACAAAGCAGACATCGCTCTAGTGCGTCAGCAGATGCATGAGGACTTCAAGGTAAGTAAGGTTAAGAAAGCCCTAGACAACATTATCCTTCTAGGCGAACTGTATGGTACTGGTATCGGTGAGATTACAGTAGAAGAGCGTACAGTCATGTCTCCAGCTACTCAGCCTATCCCTGGTACTCAGATGGCAGCTATTGGTGTGGAAGAACAGAAGCAGTTCATGGTTCAGCTTCACCCTGTCAATCCTCGTAACTTCCTAATCGACCCTAACGCAGCAGACATCGAAGACTCTCTTGGTGTTGCTATCGAAGAGTATGTCCCTTACTACACCATCGTGCAGGGTATGGTTGATGGTACATACCGCAAGGTTAATGTAGCACCTAGCTACTCCAACATGGAGTTAGAGCCAGTACAAGAAGTAACCCACAAGCAAGACGACCGTATCCGTGTTGTTCGCTACTACGGTTTAGTTCCTCGTGAGTACCTTGAGAACATCGATAAGGAAGACGGAGTCGAAGTAGTAGACCTGTTCCCTGAAGGTTCTAAAGGTCAAGACTACCAGAACTTGGTAGAAGCTATTGTTGTGATTGCTGATGATCAGTACTTACTCAAGGCTGAAGAGTCCCCTTACATGATGAAGGATCGTCCTATTGTTGCTTATCAAGCTGACTCGATGCCAGGTCGTTTCTGGGGTCGTGGTACTGCTGAGAAGGGCTACAATATGCAGAAGGCTATTGATGCTCAGATCCGTAGCCACCTAGACTCTTTAGCTTTAACCACATCTCCTATGATGGCGATGGACGCTACAAGGCTTCCTCGTGGTGCTAAGTACGAAGTACGTCCAGGTAAGAGCTTCCTTGTCAATGGTAATCCTGCTGAAATCATGATGCCATTCAAGTTTGGTGTTACTGATCCAGCTAGTTTCCAAACAGCACAGAACTTCCAGTCAATGCTCCTACAAGCCACAGGAACGATCGACAGTGCGTCAATGCCAGGTCAAGTAGCTGCTGGTGAGGCAAGTGGTGCAGGACTCTCTATGGCTCTCTCAGGGCTTATGAAGAAGAACAAGCGTACCTTGATCAACTTCCAAGAAGATTTCCTGATGCCATTCATCAATAAGGCTGCTTGGCGGTTCATGCAGTTTGATCCTGAGCGTTATCCAGTACAAGACTTTAACTTTATCCCTACTTCTACTATGGGAATGGTAGCTCGTGAGTACGAACAGCAGCAGATGATGGGCTTGATGTCTACTCTAGGTGCTCAGTCTCCTATTGTTCCAGTGCTCCTACAAGGCATCATAGCGTCCTCTAGCATGTCTAACCGTGAAGAGATCATTGCTACCCTACAAGAGATGACTCAAGCACAACAACCAGACCCAATGCAGGTACAGATGCAGCAGATTGCTATGGAAACTGCAATGGCTCAGCTACAGAAGACCCAGGCTGAGGCAGCTAAAGCAGCAGCTGAAGCACAGCAAGTAGGGGTAGAGACCCAGTTAATGCCAGCAGAAGTACAAGCTAAGGTATTGGCTGCAGCCTCTAAGAATACGCAAGATCCTATGGCTGATGAGTTTGAAAAGCGCATGAAACTAGCTGATAAACTCATCCAAGTAGAGGATATTAAGTCCAATGAGCGTATTGCTACTATACAAATGCAACAAAAAATGCAATAAAGTACTTGACTTTTGAGGAAAACTGTGGTATAATATTTACATTGTATCACACTTAATCTCCAAAGTCAAGGAAAAAGATTAAAATGAATAGAGAATTACAGGATTACTACGAGAATAGATTTGCAATGATGTCAACTCAGGGTTGGAAAGACCTAGTAGAGGACATTGAAGTAATGATTGAAGCTACAGACCGCTTAGGCGGGATAGAAACAGAACAACAACTCCACTTCAAGAAGGGCGAAATGTCCATCATGAACTGGATCAAGACTTTAAGAGAGTCTAGTACAGAAGTTTATGAGCAGCTTTCTCAAGAGGAAGATAATGCCTAGACGAATGTACGACTTTAAGTGTAAAGATTCGCATGTCACTGAATCCTTTGTAGATGTTGAGACAAAAGAAACTCAGTGTAGCGTATGTGACGGGACTGCTACCCGTATCCTCACCCCACCAAGGATCTATTTAGATCCAATCAGTGGCGACCACCCTTCAGCAACATCGAAGTGGGCTAGACAGAGAGCTGAGAAGCTGGCTGTGGAGAGGAAAACAAATGCAAATCACGGCTCATAAGTGAACTCTTGATCACCGAGCTATTTTTAATTATCCTAAAATCGCATTGCGACAGGAGTATATATGGCTGCTAATTTTATCGAACTGCAAGAAGAAGTATCTAACGAAGGTGTCACCGACTTAAATCAACAAGAAGGTACAATTCCAGAGGCTGAAGAAACTATCTCAGCACAACCTGAAGAGATTGCTACCGAAGTTGAAGTACCTGAGAAGTATAAGAATAAATCTCTTGATGAGATTGTTCGTATGCACCAAGAAGCTGAAAAGCTTATCGGTCGTCAGGCACAAGAGGTAGGTGAAGTACGGAAGTTAGCTGACTCTCTTTTAAAGCAACAACTCGAAGCCAAGCACGACAAGCAGCCTGAACCAGCACAAGAGATTGATTGGTTTGAAGATCCCCAAAAAGCAATTAACCAGGCATTAGAGTCTAATCCAGTTTTAAAGCAGCTACAAGAGCAACAAGCAATTCAAGCTCAACGAGCAGCCTTAGATGTAATTGAGAAGAGTCATCCTGATTTTGTAAGTGTAGCACAGTCCGAAGACTTTCAACAATGGGTTGCAGAGTCTAAGGTAAGGCAGCGTCTTTACAATGATGCTAATAACTATGATGCTGATTCAGCTTTAGAACTACTCAACAACTACAAGTCGTTGCGTGGTTTAAAGCAGCAAAAAGAGGAAACCTCTAAAGCTGCAGATGAAGCACTGAAGAAGACAGATAGTGAAGGTCGTAGTAAAGCACTCAAAGCAGCAGCTGTGCAACAAGGCGGTACAGGGGAAACAGGTAAACCAGTATATCGTCGTGCAGACTTAATTCGCTTAAGAATGCAAGATCCGAATCGATACGAGAGTATGGCAGATGAGATTCTCAATGCCTACGCAGAAGGACGAGTTCGGTAACTTTATTTTATAATTTTATTTAGGAGTATTAAAAATGGCAACAGCAGCATACCCAGGTGGATCGGGATCGATCGTAGCAAAAACGCAAGCAGATAAGTTTATTCCAGAAATTTGGAGTGACGAAGTAGTAGCTGCTTATAAGAAAAACTTGGTTCTCGCAAACCTCGTAAACAAGATGACCATGAAGGGCAAGAAAGGTGATGTACTTCACATTCCTAAGCCAACTCGTGGTGTAGCAACTGCTAAGGCAGCTAACACAGCAGTAACAATCCAAGCTGATACCGAGACTGAAGTTCTGGTTTCTGTAG